GCCGAAGTCATCAAAGAGATGGCACAACACGTCATCAACACACAGCGTGATTCCTTTGCAGTTATCGACTGCCCGCTACAGATTCAGGTATCCAGCGACCATTCTGAGATTCATATGCGTAAAGGTGCACTACACCTCATGATTGCACTTACTGGCGATGATGCTGGTATCTACGACTGCAACTCCATGGGCTATGCCGTCCAGAATCCTTACTGGATTAACAGCCTCAAGCCAGCTGATGTGATTGCAGACATCTGGGCGGTAGCCTACGAAGTAGACAAGATTATGTCACGGGAAGTGCAGCTGGTATGACCGGGCATTACCGGACATCGCAGATTCAGGCCCTCAGCGTCATTGACGACTGGGGGCTGGACTTTGCAACAGGTAATGTCCTCAAATATATCCAACGGATGCCACACAAAGGCACACCTAACGCTGACAGCATCAAGGCACTCTGGTACTTGACCTATGCCATCACCAGAGATGTAACCATTGCAGATCGCATTGCAAAAGAAGTGGAGGCACTCAATGGCTAGACCAAGTGAGAGCGTAGCCTATGGCATACAGAAGCGCAGGATACTTCTTGAACGGTTCGATGAGCTTGTAGCGAGTGGTATGCCACAGCGGGAAGCATCTAAGCAGATTGGATATAACTACTCCACAGTCAAAGACTGGCTCGCAGCACGTAACCTTGACCAAATCAAGGCAGAGGAAGCCAAACGCATGACAATGGCTGGTGGTTCCTTTTCATCAGCCCTTGAGCGTCTCAGAGCCGGACAAGCGGTACGAAGGCACGGAGCTGCTTGGTTCCTAGAAATCGTCGATGGCAAGATATGCCTATACCTGATTGATGGTGCAGGTAATCGCAGGTACAGCAGGGTGGCATCATTCGGATCCGCTGATGTACTTGCTATGGACTGGGAGATATTCATAGGATGACAAAGCTAATCTGGATCACACCGGAAGCGGAAAAGGTCATCGGGTACTGCGCAAGGGTCTCCAACCCTGCTAACCAAGATAACCCAGACGTTAGCAGGCTCTTGTCCTACTGCGTCAAGCATGGACACTGGTCAATCTTTGAAATGGCTTCAATGTGCGTTGAAATCAAGACAACCCGTGCTATCGCTCCGCAGATTCTTAGGCATCGAAGTTTCTCTTTCCAAGAGTTCTCACAAAGGTACGCACAGGTCGCTGAGTTCCCCGTTCTGGGGGATATGAGGCTTGCTGGTACAACTAACCGCCAAAGCTCACAACCGATGCCAGAGCGGAAAGATTTAGATCCGGAGATGCAGGGTGTCATCTTGGACGCTGAGATAGCTGTATCCCGTGGATACCATGCATACAACGAACTGATAAAAGCCGGTATTGCTGCGGAGACTGCAAGGATGGTACTACCGCTTTGCACTCCAACCACGATGTATATGAGCGGTAGCATACGGTCTTGGATTCACTACGTGCAGCTCAGGACGCAGGAAGATACGCAGTTAGAACACAGGCAGATTGCAGACAGCATCAAGGCTTTGATGGTTGAGCATCTGCCGATTACGATGGGAGCAATTTGATGGCAAGATTCGGTGAAGTAATACAAGACTTGATGGAAGGTGGCAGTAAAGCCGTTTTGCGTAGCGAATGGGGAGGAGCCGTATTCCTGCGCTACTCCGAACTGTGGAACGTATTCGAACTGCATGGACCTAAAGGACGGGTAACACAGCTGGAAGAACTTAGCCTATCCCCTGGTGATTTGTTTGCTAACGATTGGGCACTGGTTGCCATTGATCCACAGAGCGGATGGGTGAAGCAATGAACCAGATTCAACTAATCAAATATAGATTTGCACGGAGTGTAAACATAATTGGCTGGAGGCTTGTATCTCGAATAAGCCGAGCAATGATAGTAGTAAATGACTGGTGTATTGAAAAAAAGCCACAACAAGAAGAGGTGACAGAATGATTACCTTTGCACTTGGTATCCTGCTGGGCGCTGGGTGCTTGGCTGTCTACAATGAAATGTACACAAGGTGGCTATACGCTGATGTGAAGCGTAGGGCGAAACAGCAAGGCATCACAGAGCGTCAAGTGAAAGATGCCCTTGTATGGGCAGCGACAGAAGAAATCGAGGAGAGCCTAAATGCCAGCACAACCCGGAGCAGGTAGACCAACTAAGTACACGCCAGACACGGTAGAGAAGATTCTGGAGGCTCTGCGGGGTGGTAACACCCGCAGGGCTTCCTGTGCTGTTGCCGATGTTTCGCAAGACAGCCTAGCCCTTTGGCTTAGGACGTATCCCGAATTTGCGGAAGCAGTAGAAAAAGCAGAAGGCAAAGCGGAAGCCAAGATGGTTTCCGTCATACGTGATGCTTCTGAAACGACATGGCAAGCTGCTGCATGGTGGCTAGAACGAAAGCACAAAGCCGAGTGGTCTAGCAGAGTAGAGCAGACCGGCGCAGACGGTTCACCTGTCAAAGTGATTGTGGAGTACGCTGATGGTAAAAATTAGTTTTCATGGTGTCATTCCTACCCGTGCCACCAAGTTTAGTGCGGGTTATGATCTACGCTCACCGGGTGACATCACAATCCCTGCTGGGGCTACTGTAGGGGTTGATACAGGCACTTATGTTTCTATGCCTGTTGACCTTTGTGCTCTGGTGTGTAGCCGGTCTGGTCTAGCCTTGCGTGGTCTTGCTGTTGCCAATGCGCCCGGCATCATTGATGCTGACTATACAGACACCATCAAGGTGCTACTGCATAACAGAACACAAGGTGACTGGGTGATTGAGGCAGGAGACCGAATAGCGCAGTTAGTGTTTACGCCTTTCGTGGTTGGTGACGATACTCCAGCAGATGAGCGTACAGGCGGATTAGGTTCTACTGGTGCCTGATATTCGATTGGTTCTCCCTCGACCACATGAAGGACAAAAGGTAATACTGGCACAGGCAAGGCGATACAACGTCCTTGCCTGTGGCTGAGTAGGTCGAAGATTCGGCAAAACAACACTCGGCGGTAATCTGCTCAGTGACCCTGTCCTAAAAGATGCTCTGCCATGCGCGTGGTTTGCACCTACATACCGCTTGCTGGAAGAGGCGTACAACGATCATAAGAGGATTTACCAACCTGTCATCAGGCGAGCTGTGCAGACACCTGCACCACGCATTGAGCTTATAACCGGGGCAGCCATCGATTACTGGACACTTGATGACCCTTCTACCGTAGCCCGTGGTCGTAAGTACAAGCGTGTCATCATTGATGAAGCCGCCATGGCAAGACATCTAGAGCAAGCCTGGACTGAAGCCATACGCCCAACGCTTACAGACTACAAAGGCGATGCTTTCTTTCTCAGCACTCCTAAAGGCTCAAACTATTTCAAGAGCTTGTACGGCATGGCTGGTCAGGATGATGATTGGATGGCATGGCAGATGCCGACTACCGCCAACCCTTGGATAGACCCTACCGAAGTAGACAAGGCTGGTGAGTCTTTGCCGAGCATCGCTTTTCGGCAGGAGTATCTAGCAGAGTTCGTAGATGCAGCTGGAGCCAGAATCAAGCGTGAGTGGTTGCGATACGGTGACTGTCCTGAAGGCTTGCCCACATACATAGGCGTTGACCTTGCTATCTCTACCAAGAGTGAAGCAGACTACACAGGTGTTGTGGTTATCAGTAGGTCAGAAGACGGCACAATCTATGTAAGGGACGTAAACCGTACCCGTGCTGACTTTGCTTCCGTGTTACGCTTCATTGAAGCCATGGCGGACAAGTGGAAGCCATCTATGATCGGCATTGAACAAGTGCAGTATCAGGCGGCTGTCGTGCAGGAGCTTCTACGGCGTACGAAGTTGCCTATCCGGGGGATACGCCCAGACCGTGACAAAGTGACCCGCTTTGCGCCTCTAGAAGCCCGATACGAGCAATCACAGGTCATGCACTGCCAAGGTCTACCGGCATACTTTGAGGATGAGTTACTGAGTTTCCCTGTCGGCAGGCATGATGACGTGGTGGACGCTCTGGCTTATGCTTGGCAGGTGTGCGGTCAGCGCAGATCATGGGGAGCGGTATAAACTCTTATGCCTGAACTTTACACGTACAAACTGCATCAGATTGCCGAGATAGATGGAGACACCGTCATGGCTTCAATCGATCTAGGCTTCAATATCATCATGGCAGACATCCATATCCGGGTTTATGGCATTGACTGTCCAGAGAAAGCAACCATCGAAGGCAAAGCCGCTAGAGCCTTTACACGGGACTGGATAGATGAACACTGGCTGAGACAGGGAAAGCCCGTGTATGTGACCGTACAGAGCCACAAACGGGATAAGTACGGCAGGATACTGGGCACTGTATTTGCTGATGGTTCGGTGCTGGCTGATGAACTCAAAGCACAAGGTCATGCTGTCGAATATTTTGGTGGCAAGAAACAAGCATAGTTCCTGTGGGATACTAGGAGCATGGGTATCTTTGACCGTTTCCTAGGACGCAAAGCAGCTGCGAACCCTACCGCAATGCTTCCGTTACCATTATCCCAGTCTCGTGATGTCTACCTGACCGGCTACGGCTCTGGTCAGTTGCAGACATTACTGCGCCGAGCATTACCGGGTAGTACCAAAGACTGGGCAAGGATAGCAGGAGACTTAGGGCTAAACGGTGTTGTGGCTTCCGCCATGGACTGGTACATCAGGAACTGGGCACAGGCTACGCCAGAGGTCATGCGTAAGGTCGATATGCAACAGGCAGAGCCTATTGAGCATCCAGCCCTTCAGCTCATCGCTCAACCAGATCCGCTGGTCATGGGCTCTCTGTTCTGGGCGTGGGTTGTGCAGGACTACAAGTTATTCGGCAACACTTACATCCGAAAGATACGCTCATCCACCCGTGGTACGGTTACCGCTCTCCAGTTCCTTCCGCAGGACATGGTTAGACCTGTAGGAAACGGTACTAACCCTCTAACGCACTACGTCTACACAACTGACGGTCGCTCTTTTGACATCCCTGTATCTGACATCATCCACATCCGGTACGGAAGGGAGCCTAGCGATATTCGCCTTGGGCGCTCCCCGGTTACCGCTGTACTGCGTGAGATTGCTACAGACAATACTGCAAGTACGACAGCCTGGGGATTGCTTGCTAACGGCGCTATGCCATCGCTCATCGTTGGACCAGATGCCAAGGATGCAAGCGTAGACCTCAGCATGGATGATGCACGGCAGGTAAAGCGTCAACTGCATGAAGACCTAAGCGGTGATGGTTCCGGTGGCATCGTTGTTATGACTGGACCCTACAAGATGGATCGTGTATCACTCACACCTTCAGAGCTTGCTCTGGATTCCGTGAGACGTGTCCCGGAGGAGCGCATCTGCTCGGCTCTTGGCATCAATCCTATGGTCTTGGGTCTTGGCTCTGGTCTTGAGCGTAGCACCTATGCTAACTACGAGAGAGCCCAGCAGGCTGCGTGGGAAGATGGCATGGTGCCTTTACTGCGTACCATCTCTGACGCTTTGACGGCTGATCTTTTGCCAGAGTACCCAGAGACGCAGGAAGGCGATTACATCGTCTTCAACGTGGATAATGTACGTGCTCTGGCTGATGACTTATCATCTGAAGCAGACCGTGCAGAGAAACTGTACAAGGCTGGAATCATTGACCGTGCAGAAGCCAAGCGCATTGCTGGTCTTGAAGCCATCCCAGAAGATGAAGGCGTACTGCATCCAACCGCTATACCGATTCAAGGTGAAGGTGGCGCACCGCTTGCAGAGACAGCCAATGCAGCGGGTATCTTGATTCGCTCTGGTTATGACCCGGCAAGCGTAACGAGTTTCTTGAACTTGCCAGTACAACACACTGGAGCCGCTCCGGTTACCCTGCGGGATGAGGCTAAATCGTTTGACCTCAAGTACATTCCGAACGAAGGCATGAAAGAAGCAGCTCGCAGGGCTTTGGCATGGAAAGAAGAAGGCAGGGATGGTGGTACTCGTGTAGGTCTTGCCCGTGCTAACCAAATCGTGAACGGCGAGAAACTATCCGAAGACACCATACTGCGAATGTACTCGTTTTTCTCACGGCATGAAGTAGACAAGGAAGCCGAAGGCTTCAATGCTGGTGAAGATGGCTTCCCTAGCCCCGGTCGTGTAGCGTGGGACCTGTGGGGCGGTGATGCCGGATTCTCTTGGGCTACAGCCAAGCGTGACCAGATCATGGGCGAAGGCAAGAGCCTAGACTGTTGCACCCCGGGGGTGGTGTACAAGTCGCACCCTTTTTACGGGTACGAGCTGGAGATCAGCTCAAACGAGTAAACGACGGCACGGCTAGAATCTATGCCGCTTCCCAGAAGTTCAGGAATGACCTGCTGGAGCGTGAAGGCGTAGCCATCAGCCGTATGCAACGTGCATACAAGGCAGCCACAAAAGCCAGCATAGATGAGCTTGAAGCACTAGAGGGACGGATAGCAGAGCGTGAAGCAAACGGGGAACCGCCATCCGAAACCATCCTCTGGATGAGACAGCGCATTATTGACAACATCGAAGAGTTAGGACGCAACCTAAAAAAGTTCAGCATCGAGG